ACAGTTGTTTGTACCCGGAAGAAGCACACCATTGAGTTTAAATAATGCAGCTGATGTTCCTATCATACAAAACTTTATAAATCAAAGTCGATTGGCTGGCGCAACTGGTCTTGGCGCTGGCAACGGATACATGGGCGATAACACATTCCACATAGACAATGCTCAGCCAGGAAGTGTTCAGTATTGGGGCGGACAACTAGACAACGGTACATATAGAGCAAGAAATGCACCAAGTTGGTTAAGAGATATAGCAAGAGGATTAGTATAACATGCGTGGAAAATATACCGGGTTAGATACTGAAAGCATAGGTGTACCTGACAGATACGTTCGAGGCAAACATGGAGCACTGAACACACTCATGGGTGTGTTTTTGGGAAAAGTTGTAAGTGTAAAAGATGATACCTATCAGAATCAAATATATGTTGAAATAATTGGTCAAGAAACACTGAGTAATAAAGGTGAAGAAGATAAAAAAATATATCACAAAGTAAGAAGATTGATGAGTTTTGGCGGAGCATTTCATCATCCCGATGCTAGCAATGATTACGGTATGATGGCTCCTCCTCCCGAAGAAGGGTCGGAAGTATTGGTTGCGTTTACTGGCATGGAACAAGAAGGGTACTTGTTAGGTGTACTAAGTGATCTTGGGAGAAATGCACAAATACCTGGTTTGAGTTCTGGAATAACCAGAGAAGGTACAATTGCTCCTGCATTTGAATTAGATGTTAAAAGCACTGACGGTATTGTAAGAACCAGACATGATCAATCTGAAAAACTAGCAGAGCAAGGACTATTGCTAGATCCAGTTAGGGGTTTGACCAGCAGCGGCGGTAGAAGAGAAAGCCCGATTAACTTGTTTGGTGTACAAACACCAGGTGGTCATAGTTTGGTATTAGATGATGGTACTAGAAATGATGACAAACATTTGGTTCCTGACAAAGCCAGAATACCAGGAAAAAATGACCTTGTGAGATTGCGTACAAGACAAGGTGCTCAGATTTTAATGCACGACACAACAGGCATTGTTTATATTATCAATCAAGACGGGTCAGCATGGATACAAATGAGTAAAAATGGTGATATCGATGTTTATAGTGAAAACAAAATCAGCATGCACTGTGAAAATGATTTTAATCTACACGTTGGTGGAGACTTTAACTTAGATGCAGAAAATATTAACATTAATTCTAGAGGATCCGCAGGCATTCATATGCGAGCTGTTGATGGAGAAGTCAACATACTCAGCGCAAAAGACATGAACTTGACATCGGATCGCAATGGAAATATACTAGTAAAAGGACATTTGAAAGTAACTGCAAAATTGATTGATTTGAATGGTCCCAAAGCTGAAAGAGCTTATTTTCCAAAATTACGAAATCAAACACAAAATCTTACTGTTAAACAAAGTATGTCTAGTAGAGTTCCAGAACATGAACCATGGGGAGGACATGTTGAACAAGAATGTATTGTGGCATCTCAAGCACCAGGTAAACTTGGCGCAACCAGTAAAGACCACAATGTTTGTGATACAAAAATGTCTGCTCAACCCCTTGGCCAATTACAAGCAGCACCACAAGGGCAAGCTCTTGCAGTGAATACTACGCCACGATCTACAGGTCCAACAACAAGAGGTGGACGCAGAGGTTCATCGCCAGAAGTTACTCCAAACGGCAACGTTGGCCCTAGTTCAAGTCAGCCAACAGACCCAAATATCAATCCAAGAACACAAAAACCTTGGAGACAAAGCTAATGTTAACACAAATACCTGTATATTTTCAGATTGTATGGGATGATTATAACATACTAGATCAGACAACATATGAAACACAAATTGACATAAGAGATGTGAGAACCAGTAACACAGCTAGAGATGTTGCACTAAACTTTTCTAGGTACAATGCTTATAATGGTACAGGATACGGAGAAAGTACATTTAGTCAAGGTGTCACTGAACAACAAGCATACGACGATTGGGTAACTGTTTGGGATAAACAAGACAGAAAAGTAAGACAAGATTTAGTTAACATTGATGTTTTTAAAATAACTCAAAACCAGTATGATGGTCTAGTTCTCTACAATTGGATTACAGGCACTACAAATAGTGTGAGTGCAGAAGAAGGTGAATATGATCTAAAACAAACTGTAAAAAATCAAGATTGGGATATAGTAGCTAATATGATAGCTAGATCATTGAACAATCGAGACAAAACAGACCAAGCTGCTAAAATAATCGCACTGGCTGATTATGGAGAATACAAAGATAGAAGCTGGTTGAGAACCCAAGGTATATATAGAATGCGTCAACAAAATGAACTGTTGGCACTGGATAGCACACAGGTAAAACGTGCAAGATTTGCGTACTATGCTGAAACTGGAAACTTTTTGCCATTTACTCCTGAAGGTGTTAAAAGAGATATTGTAAAAAAATATGCAGATACATTGATACAGCAAAACTTTATCTATGACGGTACAACTAGTACATTTACACTGCAAAAGTCACCTAGTTTATATCCTGTAGAAAAGATACAAGTACAAGTAAATGGCACTAAAATACCTTTGTATTTTGACTATACAGTGGATGGTAGAACAATTACTATTACTAAACAGCTAGAAATTAATGATGTTATCCGCACTACCATTAAAATATAAACAGAGCGGTTAATTCTGCTATAAATAGTAGTATGGCAACATATTATGGATATAGTACGATAGACACAGTTACAGGCAGTAAAACTCTAGTCGATGTTGAACTGGCAAAGCGTGATCTTATGAACAACTTTTATACTCGCAGAGGCGAGAGAGTGCAAAACCCAGAGTTTGGCAGTATATTGCATGACTTGGTTTTTGAACCTCTGGATAGAGAAACAGAAACACTAGCACTAGACGATGTAAAACGTATTATAGACAACGATCCACGATGGGTTGAATTAGAAACACTGTTAACAAAACCCGACGATCACACACTAACAATTAAAGTGAGATTGAGGTACAACGATACAGGAACAGCAGAAGAACTGTTCCTAACATATGTAGGCGAGATAGCATAATGGCACAGGGCGCAAGACAAAGCAGTTTATTTGCTGCTGAAGATTTTAGTGTTGTTTATGAAAGTTTTAGCGAAGCTAACTTTCAAGCGTATGATTTTGAAACCATACGTAACAGCATGGTTGAATATATCAACAATAACTATCCAGAAAACTTTAATGACTGGATAAGTTCAAGTGAATTTGTAAGTTTGGTTGAACTCATGGCATTTTTAGGTCACAACCTAGCATTTAGAGCAGACCTAGCCAGCAGAGAGAATTATTTAAGCACAGCTGAACGCAGAGAAAGCGCCTTGCGTATAGCTGAGTTTTTGGGATACACACCCACACGTAATATTGTTGCCAGCGGTTTGCTAAAAATTGACAGTGTAACCACATCAGAAGTGGTGTATGACGTAGATGGAGTCAGTCTTGCCAATCAAACCATACAGTTTGAAGATGCAACTGATCCAGACACATATCAAAACTTTTTAACAGTGATGAACGCTATTTTTCAAAGCACTAGTCAATTTGGATCACCATACAGTAAATTTACCAGCAATGGTATTGTAAATCAGATTTATAGAACCAACAGTGTTAACAATACTGTAACTCAAAACTTTAGTGGTAGAGTAAATGGTTCTAGTACTAGATTCAGTTTGCACAGTTTGGGGTATAATAGTGCCAGCGGTGTTCTATCTGAAAAAACACCTGATCCTTATGGTGTTATTGATATGGTATACAGAGATGACAACAGCGGTTTTGGTAGTGCCAACACAGGATTCTTTTTGGGATTCAAACAAGGTAGTTTAGAGTATCAAGATTTTAATATCAATGAGGGATTACCTAATATGGTAATCGATGTTAATGTGGCTAATGTAGCAAACGGAAATATATGGGTACAAACTATTGATGAAGTAGGACAAGTACAAAAAACTTGGACTAGAGTTGATAGACTGTTTGGACTAAATGCTATCTTTAATGCAGCACAAAATAATGTAAGAGACATTTACACAGTAGCCAGCAGAGAAGACGATCAAATTAGTATTGTGTTTGCTGATGGAGATTTTGGAAATATTCCCAAAGGTATTATAAGAGTATGGTACAGGGTAGGTTTAAATCAAAGCTACAGTTTAAATCCAGACAATTTTGGCGGCACCAGTTATTCATTTGATTACATAGGCAACGACGGTAATACACATACTGCTAGATTGCAATTGAGTTTAAAGTCAAATGTAACCAATGCCAGTGCCAGAGAAAGTATTGATAGCA